CTGCCGACGGCCACTTGCCCCGGCGTTCGATTGCGTTGAGCAATGTCTTGGGCGTTCCATCTCTCCAGATCGGAGCGGCAACATTTAATGAGTGGTCAATGTTTGATCGAATGTGATCCTGAACACCAAGGTGTTCGACTTCATCACCAAGATCTGCGTGGACAACCACAATCTGATCCGTTGGAACCAGTCGGGACATCACCGCATAAAGTGCTTGGCTATCCTTTCCGCCAGAGTGGTTGATCACCACTAAGGCACCCTCATCCACCAGTCGAGTGAACTCGACACGGTGTTCGAGGATTGTTTGTGTCATAAATTCAGTCACAGTCACCTCATCGTTTCGGCCTTACTGGGCCAGTCATCAGGGGCACCGATAGTGCCCGACGCGAAGTGCGTCCCGATCAATCATATTGCCTGTGGCTGGGTGACCCCAAGTTCGTGACTTGGACCCATAAACGCTGTCCACCTCCAAACATTCCATTCGACTTGTCCCAGTTCCAAACCGCTCCGCTGTCGCCAGACATGCATCGCAGTAAGGGCCGGTATCTACACCGCCAAAGGCGGCCAGTGATCCACTCGTTTCTGTCACTCGACAGTGGGTCTACACAGGAAGTTGAAGTGTGTCCCGGCAATGAAACTGGATGGCTAGTCCGTAGCGTTTCACCCGGGAGGTTGTTGATTGATTGGTGTCGGTAGTATGGGAATGCGTCCCTTCTCGAACCGCTCTCTCGACAGAGCTACAGTCCGTTGACCTCTTATGGCCGTGGGCAGCTATACAATCACCCCCAGCAACTACGAGCTTGCTGAGGTCTGCCATTCACCGCCGTCCAACGACCCGTCTCAGGGGCCCGGTTTATCTCCACGTTCTATGGGGGGTTGCTAATCCCTTGCACCTTTTCACAGGCGCTCCCCGGTGGGCGACCCTTGGTTTTTATGCTCTTGCCCCAAGGGAGGGCCGTCATCGCCAGTGTTTCACAGAGTGAAATGCCACCGGCCCGGTCGCGAAACGCAACCCAACAGAAATGTATACGCCCATCAACTACACATGTCAAACCCCTTATCCCTCACTTCACCTGGGGCCCGGGAGCCCTTACTCTCAACGGATCAACCAGCCGTTCCGTGTCAACAATAAGTATTGAGCAGCCAATGAGTGACAAGAAAAAGAGACCTGACCTGAGGGTCATCGATGGCAGCGCCGGGAGTAAACCAGTCGAGCCCTCCAAGCCAAAACGAAAGCGGCGGCTCACTGCCAAGCAAGAGAAATTCCTCGACGGCATGATCAAGGGGCTGACGCAGGCAGATGCATTCCGGGCCAGTCGAGACTGTACCAACTGGAAGCCCAGTGCGATCTACACTGAGAGCAACAGGCTCATGCAACATCCTGAGATTCACCGTAGGCTCATGGCATCGAGGGCGGCTGTGGAAAGGTCTGCGCTATCCAGTGGCACCTCGAAGAGGCTCTGGATAATCGAGCGACTGGAGGCGCTGGCGGAGCAGGGAAGTGAACAAACAAAACTGGGTGCGTTGCGCTTGCTTGGCCAATGCTCAGATGTAGGTCTATTCGTTGAGCGGACTTCAATTGAGACACCCCAGTCGAGCGGAGATTTGAGAGCGGAGCTAGAACGCAAGCTTCAATCCCTATTGACCAGCTAATCCTCACTGCCAAACCAAGGCACTGAGGGCGGATCGTCTCGAAAAAAAAACGGGCGGGTACGGGCGTCGAGGGACTCCTAGACCGGGCGCTGACCCCGGGCACCCCGGCCCCCCCTCAACTCGTGGCGCGCCCCGGCTGGCCCATAACACTAATCCACTCGAATGATTACCTAAATTTGGGGCCCCTACTTGCCCACTCTGTCCCACTTCTAGTGACAACTAAAGTTACTGTATCTTGCTCACATGGAACTTTTACAACAATACTGGGATCAGCTAGCAGTTCTATTTTTTGCCGTAGCGATGGCTGTTCGTCTACGGGAAAATGTATCTTCTCTACGCAAGGATGTAGACAGCCTTAGTTCTAATCTGGATAAGAGGGATACCTATGTTGAGGTGGTAAAGCTTAGGGCTGAACTGGATGTTGCCAGTAAGAATATAACTGCTCTATGGGACTATACCAATTCACTCAGAGACCGCATGAACGGTCACAGCAGCTAAACAATTTCCGGGCATAAAAAAAGCCCCGCCAGAGGGAGGTCTTAGCGGGGCTTGATTCCGTACAGGGAGGGAGTACGGTTTTGTGAGTACCGATGAAGTACTAAATAGTACTAACATATTATCTAGTACTAGTCTAGTACTGAGACTAGTACTAAATTTATTTAGTACTAACCTTATATAATATTTAGACTAATCTAGTACTGGGTTCTAATAGTACTAATGCAGGTTGCCAGTTCCGGGTCGCCTTGTTATGGTTATGTTCTCACCAAGGAGGTAACCGATGAAAGGAAACGGGCAGTCACATACCCAGATGGGGTTCCCTATATATGATCTGAATCAGATCCCCGGCCCGGATTTTTTCCGTTTGGCTGCGGATGTAAAACGGGGGCTCATGTATCTGGCCTCTCCTTATCTCAGCCACGGAAAAGTTAGCAAGAAGGTGGGCGAGAAACGCCTGCAACGGACCCTGCTCTTTACCGATACGTTATTGAATCACGGAATTTGGGTTTTCTCTCCCATCGTTTACGGATCTACCTTCGAGGAGAATGGATACGAGCATGAAACCATGTGGTGGATGCGTCGTGATTTCGAGTTCTTCAAGAGGTGTGATATCATGGGAGTATACTGTCTGGATGGCTGGGAGGAGAGTCCCGGCGTTAAGCAGGAGATGAACTGGGCCATGACAATGAACAAGCCCTTGTTCCTTCTGTCCGATGTCCCCTAAAGTTATCAGACTCCCGCAGCGTCCCGAGGCGTTGCCTCTGTTGTGCGAGACCTGCTCCGTGTGGGATATTATGACGGCACATTTTTTCCTTTATGATGATGGCAGTTTCCGATGTGTCAACTGCGGCACGGGATATGAGTTCGTTCTGGATAAGGAGAAGGAAGAATGACTCCACGCCAGAAGGATGCCTTAGAGTTCATAGCCAGTTACTGGAAGGAGAATGGATACAGCCCATCCTACAGAGAGATCGGAAACGCCATCAAAGGGTGCCTTTCTCACGCTCATCACACGGTGGATATTCTGAAGGACAGGGGGTTTCTCTATGTAGACAGAGGGAAGGCCCGAGCTATTTATCCTGTGGAGGTATGGCACAGGCTTCGTGGGGAGAAGGACAATGGGTGATATCAGAAGAAGGGGCAAGCCGAGACCGCGCAATCATAAGAAAAAACTGGGGCCGAAGTCTCCTTGGAAGCGTTCGAGGAAAAAAAGAAGGGGGCAGGGATGATGGCAATAGAAAATAAAAGTTCTCTGGTTAATGTTGACGGTCCTGTGTCAAGAGGATAATCTGCTAACATTCAAGGGATTATTCTAGCATTCTGCTATGCTGATGTTGGAAATCTTTTGGATCGGAGCCGGGACTTCCGTTACCCGCGCTACAACCTACCCCTTTACGGAAAAGGCCCTTCTATATCAGGTGGGCCTTTTCTTATGGAATTATGCAAGATCATCAGCTAGATACATTTATCGATAAAATCAGGACCCTTCCCAGTGCAGAGCAACGGGAAATGCTGGATCTTATCGAGAGGCTGGAGGCGGCGAAGAGCCGCGAAGAGACCTCGCAGAGATTCCTGAGGTTTGTAAAAAAAATGTGGCCCGCATTTATTGAGGGCAGTCACCATTCAATCATGGCAGATGCTTTTGAGCGAGTGGTGGCAGGAAAATTAAAGCGGCTGATTATCAATATGCCGCCCCGTCATACAAAAAGTGAGTTTGCAAGTTACCTTCTTCCTGCGTGGTTTCTTGGAAGATACCCGGAGAAGAAGGTTATCCAGACGGCCCATACAGCGGAGCTTGCTGTAGGCTTTGGCAGGAAGGTCAGGAACCTTGTCGGGGATGAGGACTATCAAAAGGTTTTCCCCGGCGTTTCGTTGCGACAGGACTCCAAAGCTGCTGGCCGATGGAACACGAACTCCGAAGGCGAATACTTCGCTATCGGCGTAGGAGGAGCAGTGACAGGGAAGGGCGCGGACCTTCTGGTAGTTGATGATCCACATTCCGAACAAGACGCTATGTCCGATAAAGCCATGGAAGAAGCTTACGAATGGTTTATGGCAGGTCCACGACAAAGGTTACAACCTGGAGGTGCAATCGTTATTGTAATGACTCGTTGGAATAAAAAAGATCTCACAGGACGATTAATTAAGAAAATGGCACAAGATCCTGGAGCAGACCAATGGGAAGTGATTGAGTTTCCTGCAATATTACCAAGCGGTAAACCTTTATGGGATAATTTTTGGAAATTAGAAGAACTCGAAAGTATAAAAGCATCAGTTAGTCCAGGAAAATGGGCGGCTCAATATATGCAACGACCTACAGGTGAAGGTATTTCGATTATACCGAAAGAATGGTTTATGATTTGGGACGCAGAAAAACCACCTAAATGCGATTATTTGATACAAAGTTTTGATACAGCGTTTTTAAAATCAGAAAGAGCTGACTATACTGCTATAACTACGTGGGGTGTGTTTTATCCCGAAGGTAAAATAGGAGAAGAACATTATCACGGGGATGACGCTCATTTAATTTTGATTGATTGTATAAAAGAACGTTACGATTTTCCTGAATTAAAAGCTGAAGCGTTACGTTTGTATGAATATTGGCAACCTGATACAATTATTATTGAAGCAAAAGCTAGTGGTTTACCATTAGTACAAGAATTACGT